TGCAATTACAGCATCTCCATTTGCACGTTGTTCAATTAACCTAGTTCTTATCATCGGATACTTATTACACAACTCAATTATGGATTCTACTTGTTTAAGTATATCCATTTTGCCATACACTAAGTCAATAATGTAGAACTTGTTATCCTTACGTCCCATAACTATAAGTGACGTATTATCGCTAGTTTCCTTATCGTTCATAGATAAATCGAATGCCATGCAAGTTGCATCAAACTGAGTTGGAAGTATGTACCAATTCTGCCACCATTCACGCCTAATAAGTCCACCACCGAGCGGAACTGGTTGTTGTTGATATTGACTAGCATAGCTCCATTCCTCGTCCTTCTTGAGCCTCTCAACCACATCTCGCGGAAATCGAATTGGTTCAAGTAATTCATTCTGATTAGTGCGCCAATCAGTCCAACCAATGCGAGTCCAGTATCTCTGAGTGTCTTCATATTCCATTGGGAGACATAGATGTTCCCAAACTCCTTCTTGTTGTAAGAAAAAACCAGTCATATCCATTTCACTAACCCTTTGTTGAACCAAGATGATAACACCTTCTGATTGGTTGTTTAAACGCGACATCAGAGTATTGCTGACCCATTGATTAACTTTATCAAGTGTATTCTTACTATATGCAGCGTTAGCTTTAACAGGGTCGTCAATTATAATTGTGTCTGCACCAATACCAGTGAAGATACCTTCAGGACATGATGTGGCGAATCTACGACCATTAGCATTATTCTCATAGTCATTCTTCATATTCTTATCGCGTCTGAACTCCCATGGTGTAGCACCCATATCGCGCCATACTGTAGCCATACCTCGCTTATACCAATCAGATTGCATTATCTGACGACTATGTACACTACCTTCTTCTGCTAATCCATAACCATAACTAACGTTGGCGAATTTAAGATGAGGCTGCCTTATCCAACAATAGGCTGGAAATGCTTTAGTTACTAATGCTGACTTAGCAGTTCTAGGTGGTACGTTAATTATAAGTCGTTTTATTTCACCAGTTAATGTTGCATCTAGATGTTCGGCTATTGCGTGTAGATGTTTAGCTGGTAGGAATACTTCACCATTGAATGTCTGCCAACTATGAGCTAGGAAACTGTAACTAGATTGATATGCTTGAACGTAACTCTGTTCTTCTAGTAGTGATTCTAATTCATACTGTTCATCCTTATTATCTAGTATCGCTAGTTCGTATAACTTGTTCTCTATGTTAGCTAGTTCTTTTTCTAATTGTTCGCGGGAAGTCATGTTAGTATAGTTTAAGTTAATAACGTGGACTAATCCACCATAACAGATAATGGATATTAAAGTGGAAACCATATGATTATACAGAACGTAAGTTTAGGTAAATAGATCAAAGCTACCTAGTTCATGTTAGGTAGCTTATTTAGTGCGCGTCTTGTACTTAGTATAATTTTATACTTAGGTTAGGTCGCGCCTTGATTAGATTGCTTCGTTGTCCTACCTTTTTTCTTACGTGGTTAGATTCTGTTTAACCGAAAAAGATAGATTTACTTTGTTTCTTACCTGTTGTTTTATATTTTCTAATTGTTCCTACTTTTTTTAATTCACCTTTATATTTATCTAATTCCACCTTTCGAGTATCACGTAGTTGTTGTAATTCTGATTGAGATAAATTATTAGCTACACCTTCTTTATATTTTCTATTTGCACGTTTATAATCTCTACGACTATCCCATAAAACGTCGTTACTTTTAAATACTTTTTGTTTAATATTTTTTAATTTATCTTCATTAGCTTTACGTTTAAGATTTTGAGCTAATAAGTTACGTAACTTTCTATTTTCAGGTGTTGGTTGTATTTGTGCTAACTCTTGACCAATTATACCTAAATTTGATCTTCGTTCCAAACCTCTTTCCCAGTTATCAAACTTTTTAGTACCATGTTGATATGGAGACATATAATAACCTTTTGATTTTCCACCATAATATGAAGTACGTCTAGGTTGTACTCCTATAACTCTTGTTACATTATCTATTTGTTTTGATTCAGTTAGTTGTCCTGATGGTATAGGTTCTGTTTGATTTCTTCGTCTAACTCTACCTGATGTTTTACCAGCATCAACTAATAGTAGTTGTTCTTTAGCTGGTAATAATACTGGCTGTTGTGTTTTTTTACTTCGACGTTTACTTTGTTTATTTACTTGCTCAACTGTGCCGTTCCAAGGATCATCTAACACTTCTATTTTTTTACTTGGTTTACTTGGAGTTATAGTTCTGGTACTTTGTTTAACTAATTTACCATTGCGTAAATAAGATTTAACTGCAACTGTTCCTAACACTCCTGCTCCTAATAATCCTCCAGCTATCATTAGGTTACGTCGAGTGTTGTCTTTACTATTCTTCTTGAACTCAGCTATATCTGACATTAAATAGATCATGTTGTTATTTAGTATTGTTGTTATCAAGTTGCTTACGTATCTCAGCACGTCGTAACTCTAATTCTTCTTTAACTTTATCACTATCAGTTAATAGTTTGTTTAAGTGAGCAAGTCTAGTTTTACTTACTTCTTTATTCTTACGTTCAGTTAATGTTGCTTCTTTAATCTCATCTAATAGTGATGCAGTATTAGGTTCACCTAGTATACTTCTTACTGTTATTACACTATCTTTAATTGCACCTATTATATCTTTGAGATCTCTTGGTTTAAGTGGTGGTAAATCATCATAACCTCCTGTTACGTATGGTTCTAGAAACTCTTCCATTAGTTGATTAGTCTTCTCTAGTATTCTTAGATGTTGTGCATCGAACTTACCGCTTTCTCCCATCAAGTCATCTAGATTAATTTCGGTATTCTTGATGCGTAGTTTACGTTTGAATTGAGTACGTTGTAATAACCATTTGCCACTTTGACTTCTATTTCTTATTGTTTCTAGTTTGCAACCATATTGTTGACATAGTTGTTCATGAGTTGGAAATGTCTTACGTTTAAGTCCAGTACCTGCATCTCTCTCATCTCTACCTTGTACGAACTCTCTTTCAATGATGTCCCAGGGGAATAGTTCATTTGCCATGACGTAATTATGAGTTTTATTATTACCTTAATTCTACATTGTATTAGTGGGGGTAATGGTATATATAGTTGGTATGTAGTTTTGAGTTAGTTGTGTAATGTATGATTTATGTATTTGTTTCACCCAAAATCCCACATTCCTCAACCTCTGAAACCCTTACACAGTAAGGGTTCTAGCCTTCAAAACTATGTAGTAGAGTATGTAGTAGTCAGTGTATATTGAAGAAGTGGAGGAAACGACCTCACACACTGAACCATGAAAATTAAATAATCCTCATTCTACGGAAAAGCAGGATTATTGTAATACTTGACAACTGCTTAAAGTGCAGTAGTGTGAGTTGATAATAAAAGTATGGTTAATTAATCATCATTATTATTAACAGTGATCACGTTAGGATAACAACCTACTCATAAGAGTAAATAGTTTTATAACATTAGTTCTCTATATTAGAACTGATAGTAGGTAACTAGAATTGCTTGGGATAACCAAGATTACAATAACTATTGCCGGGAAACATAGTAATTTAATTACTATGCTGTACTGAATAGTCAAGAGTCTAGTGAGGTAGCTATTGATAATATAGATGGTTTAAATACCCGAACTAATAAGCCCGATGTTAAGTTACTTCTAGCAAGAGTAAATTAGTGGATAACTACTAAGACTTAATATCGGTTGTGTAAGACATAAATAAAAAGTAATGTTTGCTAATACCATAAATTAGCTAGGTTTGTAAGGGTGACTAGTTCTATGTCACCTGACAAGGATCTATGAAAGCGGTATCACGTTAGGGGCTGGACGTGGATAATATACGCAATATAAATGTATTGACTCAATTTCTTAACGGTTAACTACTGGAGTCATCCAGTACTAACTAAGTAAGAAAAAAAGAGTAATAGGAGAAAAATTAACTAACTGTTAAGTTAATTGATTAAATAACAGTAAAGTAACATTAGTTTGTATTAATGTTACTTTACTGTTAGTTAATATAACTACAGGTTGCTAACTTCATTCAATAGGGTAGAATATCATGCAATTACAAAATCAAGTATACGCATTATCTAATGCTAGTAACTTTGGAGTAAGTTATTCTTGTTTCGGTGGTAAAAAGGGTAACGTACCAATAGTATATACGTTAGAAGTTTCTAGTGGTAAAATACAGATTTATTTTCATTCAACTGTACCTGTCAAGAATGAGTTAACTGGAAAAACAAATAACATCCATAATAAAACACCTATGGGTGAGATTAAAGCTGTACCTGGTAGTCTGTACATCCAATTAAATGAAGACTTGTTGCCAAATAAACTTGTATTTGACGAAAACAAATTTCACTGGGAAGTGTTAGTATCACTAGCGCTACCATACTGGATTAATAAAGCTAGTGATTTAGTAGAGAATAACCGTATCGCGCCAGTATGGTTAATAATAGCTAAATTAATCAAGTTAACTAGCTATGATGTAATGACTGATTTACTAGATATC